GTTATTTGAATGACATCACCTATCAGGTCTAATACCAAGGTTCGAAACCTTGAACTCTTACGAGAGTACCTCCTGAAACCACTTAAGGTATCAATTTATGATATCACAGGGGACTGTCCTTGTCCCTGGAACGTTTACCGTGCTTCCACCAACACGCTGGTTATGTCACTAAAGTGACTCATCCACATCGGGCAAATAATGTCCCATATGGCAACGGAGTTCCATGTTCTCCGCTAGAACAATAGGAATGTAAGTCTTCTTACTCTCAAAGAGCATATCATTATCGGACATTGGTCCTACATTTGAGATATTCGATACATTGTATCTAGCTCGTCTCCAAACATCCTCATTGTGAAAGATAGCCTTTCGGGCACTGCCGTCTTCATCTAAGACTTGGTACAGGGAATCTAAATCCTCTTTCATCAACAAGTTAACTGTCATGAGTTTGTATAATTTTGAGAAGTTCTCCTCGATACTTTCGAGTTCACATCCATTCTGGATCTTTGTGAAATGGCATTCCTTAATACCATGAGGACGAAGGTCTTTAAGCACTTTTTTGTGCATCAGCCACATTGCTGCATCCTTTGGCAGGACAGGCGACCATTTTGGGTCATTATATGTGTACTTAATAAAATTGGCACAACACCTGTCATTTTCACTAATTTCATAGTCAAAATCATGAGGCAATCCGACACCACCCAACCACTCTGGAATAAACCAGGGGAGGGTAGTCTTACTTAATTCCTGAAAATTGTAATAGATAAATCTTTTCTTCACTTCAGGCCACAGGTTCTCCGGACAAGTTCTTTTTAACTCCCGGCTTATGACACCCAATTGGTGAAGGGGTACTTGCTGATTAAACTGTTTTTGTTGACCAGCACCCATTCTCTTTTTACCCATCATTAATCCAAGGTTTATATATTTGGACTCTACCCAACCTTCTTTTTTAAAGGTGAAAATAGTAGAATTGATGGTGCAAAATTCTTGAGAGAAATAGGTCTTTCCCACAGAAGACTCAAGCCCTGCCATTTTACAATGGCTCTCCCATATAGGACGGAGGACATTTCGTTTCCCCCGTAACAAACAATCATCACCGTTAACAACCAAAGGGGCAGGTTTGCCATATCCTTTATTGGTGATACGATAAATTGTTTTGTTGAGACTGGCGTCTTCCAAAGACATCCGACACAAGGCAGCATTTGCAATACATAGAATAGGAAATGAGACTATAGATCCCATAAGTTGGCCCTCAGTTTGGGGTAATTCCAACCTGTCATAGATGAACCTCGGGTTGAGGCATCCTGGATTGACATCCTTTCTGAATTTTGGATTAGGTCTTTTATTGACCGCCTTTACAAATGTATGCTTAGTAAGAGCAGTTCTCATCATGGTCCTGAGTTCATAAAGAAAATTCTCAGGGAAACGATCCAAATCGGATGACGGTATATTCTCGCCAATCTCAATCATTAGTTGATCGAGAATCGTTTCAGAAACCCATGAATGGAGTCTATTCGTGCTACTTACATAATCCCCCGACAATGCTTCTTCATCATCTCTCACAAGGTGGTTACCAAGAACTCTATCGACATCGGTCG